TGATTTTAAATCTCTAGGTGAAGAAGGCAGTAAAGCATCTGAAGATATGAAAGCCTTTAAAGAAGAATTAGAAGGGTTTAAAGATGACTTATCTGATGAACCATTAGGCACAAAAGTAAGTGTAGATATTCCTAAAACAGATTTACAAAAATTCACTGCAGAGTTAGATAAAATGAAACCTGCTACAGATACATTTGCAGAAGGATTACAAAAACTTAATAATATATTAGGTGAACCTCAAACAGTTAAAGAAATAAAAGATTATGAAAGTGCATTAAGTTCATTACGAGAAGCATTTGATATAAACGAAGAATTTGATGAATTAAAAGACAGTTTTGAAGATGTTGACAGTATAGAAGAATATAATACTAAATTAACAGCACTTACTGGATTATTAAATGCAGGTAAGATATCAGCAAAAGAATTTGCAGATGCAAAAGCAGATCTAGATGAGAAATTAGGTGATAATCAATCACTATTAGACTTTATTGCTACACTTAATACTGCAACAGACACCCTAGCAGATGACTTAGCAACTTCCTTAATGGAAGGCAAAAATGTATTAGATGATTTTAAAAACTTCTTTAAGACACTGGTGCAACAAATTATAGCAGATGCTATAAAAATGTTATTCATTATACCAATATTACAAGCAGTAGGCTTCTCAGTAGGCCCTACCGGTTCTATTGCAGGTTTAAGTGGTAGTGGATTACTAGGAAGTTTAGGATTTAAACAAACAGGTATAGGTGGTGGTAACTTAATGCCTAACAGACCAGTGCTTGTGGGAGAATCAGGACCTGAGATATTCTATCCGGCTAGTTCAGGTAGTTTACAAGCAAATGGAATGGGCACAAATATCACATACAATATATCAGCAGTTGATCCACAGAGCTTCCAGAGTATGATTGCACAAGACAAGGCCTTTATACATGCAGTAGTAACCAAAGCAGGCAATGATTTACCCTCAGGAAGGAGATTTTAATGAGTTTTCAAACAATAATTAACAATTCAACAACAATAACACTTGATGTTATGCCAATGAGTAGTTCCATAATGACTAGGAGCAACAGACTTAAAACAGCAACCAGAGGTGAAGCAATTTATAAGTTTGATGTAGGTATGTCTAAACTATTTGACTGGAATGGCACTACTAGAGCAATGTTACAAACATTACAAACATTAGGCAGGACTACTGAACAAGAGATAACATTAAGTAACACCGTAAATATGGGTTATATTATGGGTTACGCAGGCACAATAAGTTCTACTAATTTAAACGCATTAACTATTGACAGTTTTGCAAACAGCACCTTTATTCTTAATACAGCATCTACATCAGGCATTACAGGTAGCGATACTATATTTGAATCTGGCGATTATATACAACCTGCTAACAGCAGATACACATATCAGGTCAGAGAGGCAGTATTTGGGTCCGATATCGCGTTAGACAGAGTAAGTGTGTTAGTAAATAGAAACATATACACATCTACATCAGATAATGGTAACAACATAGTGGGACAAGCATTAAATGTTGCAAATAATTGCACATTCCCTGTTAAAGCCATTAGTATGCCCACACATACATTACAACCAGGTGGTTATTTTACATTTGATGGTAGTTTTCAATTCGTAGAGGTAATTCTTTAATGACAACAAGTATTCCACCAGTAGCAGACGCAACAAACATACAAACAGTAATATTTGTAAAGTTAGGCCCTATAGAAGGCAATGTTTATTATGTTGCTAACACTTATAAACCTTATACAGTGGGCGGAAACAGTTATACAGCATTAGGATCATTAGTGGGACTAAGTGATATACAAGATGAACTCAGAGTTAGTAACGGTGATGTAGGAGTTGTGTTTAGTGGTATACCCACAGACCAGGACTATGTTAGTTTAGTGTTAAACAGCAAAATAAAAGGCGCTCCAATCGAAATAATGCGTGGCTTTGTGGACTCAGATGGTGAGTTAGAAGGCGGAGTAGCATACACCAGGTTCAAAGGCATTATTATAAACACAGCCATTTCAGAAACCAGGCCTATGTTTGGTGAAGACACATTCCATACTGTTACTCTACAATGCAGTAACATTAACAGTATATTAGAGAACAAAATATCAGGCAGAAAAACAAATCAAACAAGTATGCACCAATTTTTCCCCACAGACGACAGTTTTAACAGAACTGCAATATTACAATCAACTGCTTTTGAATTTGGTAAAGGATACGGTGATGTTGCTGATGGTAGTGCTGGTTCAGGTGGCGGTGGCAATAGTGGTAATGACAAAAGACGACAAGAAAGAAGATAATGATTAATATTACACTTGCTACACAAAAAGACGATGATGCTATTATAGACATACTAAAGAAGTTTGCACAAGAGCAACCTTTTAGTAAGTTAAAATTAGAAGCAGAAAGATACAACGATCATCATGTAAGAAAAGTTTTAGACGGTATAAGAGGACAAGGTATTATATTATTAGCACTCAAAGACTCAGAAATAGCAGGCATATTTATGGCAGTAAAGACTCCAGATATCTGGGTGCCTAATGTCAGAGTTATGACAGAACTAGTATGGTGGGTTAATCCAGAACACAGACGAAGTAGTGCTGGATTAAGATTATTAAAAGAATACACAAAAATAGGCGAGCAATTAGTTAAAAAAGGTGAGATATCCACATTTACTATGACACTATTAGAAAACTCACCTGTAACCAACTTAGAAAAGCGTGGTTGGAATCCTGTAGAAACCAATTATGTTTTTGGAGCAATATAGATGTCAATAATCACAGCAATTACAGCCACTTATAATTTTTTTAGAGCCGCATTTGCTATAATAGGTATCGAGGGGGCTATAGGAGCCACTGCGGCGGCCTTAACTACTGGTGCTATTGTATATGGTGTAAGTAATGGTGTAACCAGAGCCTTTGCACCCGATTTCCCCACAGGCGGCACAGGTGCGAATGCAGGAACCAGAGTCCAGTTAGCACCAAATCCCAGTTACAGTATTCCGGTAGTGTATGGACATGCACATCAAAATGGTATAATAACAGATGCCGCAATAAGCAGTAACAATCAGACAATGACTTATGTTTTAACACTTAGTGAAAAAACAAGTGGCACAACTACACTGGGCGACGTATATTGGAACGACAAAAGGTTAGTGTTTAGTGGCGGTGCTACATCACCTAATGTTACAAGCAGTATTGATGCAGATGGAACATCCAGCACTGATATGGCTAATAATGTAGAAGTATATGTGTATGATGGTAACGGAGATAGTGCAAATGCAATTAAAGGTAGTGTGGATGCTTACACACTAGTAGATCATTGGACAAGCACAGAAAAGAACTCAGGAACTGTATTTGCTATTGTAAAAGTTACATTTGATCCAGAAGCACAACTTACTGGATTAGGCACATTAACATTTGAGCTAAACAACAGTTTAACTAACCCTGCAGACGCATTACAGGATTATTTAACTAATGCCAGATATGGTTGTGACATACCATTATCAGACATATACACAACAAGTTTATCCACATTAGAAACATATTCAGACGAACTTATAACATATACAGATAAAGACGGTGCAAGTGCCACACAAAAACGCTATGAAATAAATGGTATAGCCAATACAGCGGAAGATTGTAGAACAGTTATAGACAGGCTTCTAACAGCGTCTAACAGTTTCTTTACATTCGATGCTAAACTAGGCAAGTGGAAAGTAAGTCCTAATAAAGCAGAAAGCACAGGTTCTGCATTTCAGTTTAGTAATGAAAACATAATAGGCGACATTAAATTTAGTAGCACCGCCTTAAGGAATGCATATAATAGTGTAGAAGTAGAGTTTCCAGACAGCACCCAATTAGATAAAAATAATTATGCAGTTATAGACTTGCCTTCTAACTTGCGTGAAACAAATGAGCCAGATAATCAAATGGATTTGCGTTTAGAGTTTGTAAACAATAATGTTCAAGCAGAATACCTTGCAAACCAACAACTCAGACAAACCAGAGACGATTTAGTTGTGCTTTTAACAGCAGATTACACCACAATGAGTGTAGATGCTGGTGATGTAGTAAAATTATTTGAAACAGACATATACGGACAAAATGATAAACTATACAGAGTAATTCAAACAGTAGAAAAAGAAGATGATGCTGGTATGATCACTATTTCTTACACAATGGCAGAATATAATGCTGATGTATATACAGTAGAGCCTATAACAGAGTTTACACCATCTCCTAACAGTGATATTTCATTATTTTACAGACTTGGAACAGCAACTAAACCTGCTGTGGACAATGAGCGTAGTTTATTAAGTTTACCAACATTTC